AGCAGTATGTTGCGCTCATGAACACCAACCTCACGGCATACACAGACAAGGCGCGTCCGGGTGACCCCGGCTTCCTTGGCTTGTCGTATGGAGGTGTTCCCATCACCACGACTCGAGCGATCTCTCGAGGCGTCATGATCTTCCTCAAGAAGAGTACATGGAAGGTGGTGGAGCTGGACCCTGGCAAGTTCGCGGATCTCGACGGCGACATTCTCTCTCGCCTCGCGGCTTCGGACTCGTGGGAGGGCTTCTACAAGTGGTACTACAACCACGTCTGTCTGCGGCCTAATGCCAACGCGGTGCTCTGTGGTATCAACCTCAACTAGCGGAGTCCCCCTTCCGCTAAGGAGCTGAACATGCAGTACGTTTTCATGGCGGTGGCGCTTCCGGTCGTCGTCATGGGAACGTGCTTGCTGTTCAACCTTAACCGGTATGTCCTCGAGCTTCTCAGGCGTGAGAGAATCGAGGCAGAGGTTGCAGAGGGTGCCCGCGCGGCGGATGTCGCGCGGGCACCCGTTTTCGAGATGATCTACGACGAGGAGGAGCGAGATGGCATGGGGTCAGTCTAGGTACCCTGACATAGGCGCCCGCAGGCAGGCGACCCAGCAACTCATCGCGCAGAACAAGGCTGACGCTGCCCGTAGGAGGGCTGCGGATAACGCCGAAAGGAACGCTTGGTGGGTCCTTGGCGGCACGGTGCTCGGTGCGGTCGCCGGGTATTACACCGGAGGAGCCGCCCTGCCCCTCATGGCAAAGCTTGGCATGGGTGCCGCGCTTGGCGGCGGTCTTGGAGGGGCTATCGCTGGGGTGACGAGTGACGCACCCGGCTCCACGGCCATGATCGCTGGAGGGCTAACCACGGCTGCGATGGCAGGCAGTCAGTTAGCACAAGCCCAGAAGGTCTACGGAGGGGAGGCTGATTATGCCGACTTCCTTTCGCGCATGGACCAGACGGAGCTCATGGCGTGGGCCACAGCCCCTGCGGGGTTCCAGACCCCCACAGCGTGGCAACAATACGGCGCACCCGCTGCGGGCCTATACAATCCCACCACCTACGCATCGACTCCACCCGCGACATCTGGTTGGGGTTACACCTACGCAGACGTTCCACCCGCGACATCTGGTTGGGGGGTAGCGCCGTGAAAGAGTTCCCAGAGAACTTCTCTCAGATTATCGCTGAGTCGCGCAACGACAAGCGTTTCGACCAGAAGCTTTGGGATCTCAGCCTTAAGTTCCTCGAGGGTCGCCAGTGGCTTTCCTTCGACAAGAACCTTCAGAAGTACGTCTCGTCGGCAGCTCGCAGCACCGACAACGTGACGATCAACATGCTGCTAAACGTCTACCGGAACATCGCAGCGCGCCTCGCTGTGAGTTACCCGTCGGTGGTGGTGGTGCCCGCCAACCCAAGCTACGACGACATCGTGAAAGCCAAGACGAGTGAGATGGTACTGCAGTACTACTGGTCGGCTGACAACATTAAGGCGAAGCTCACCAAGTCCATTGACTGGCTTCTTACGACCGGCACCGTCGCGCTTCACACCTACTACGACCCAGGCGACAAGAAGGTCCACACGGATGTCCATGGCGCCTACGATGTCTTCTTTGAGGCGGGCGTTGAGGAGGTCGAGGACAGCCAGTGGATCGCTATCCGGACCTTCCACACCAAGGAAGACCTGATTGACGCCTACCCGAACAAGAGAGAGGAGATCGAGGGCGCTCCAACGAGCGACTACCAAGACGACTCCAGGGAAGGGCAGACCACACAGCCAAGCAACAGAGTCGAGGTGTACGAGTTCTATTGGAAGGACGGTCGCCACTGCATCACGGTCCACGGCATCATCCTGTACAAGGAGGAGCTTGACCATCCCAAGATCCCCGTGAGCATCATTCGCTACACGGAGATTCCCCGCCGCATCTGGGGCCTAAGTCTTCTCGCCCCCCTCCTCGATCTCCAGATGCTCTACAACCGTTCCAGAACACTCGTGCTCCGGAACGTCGCCTTAATGTCTTCGCCAAAGTGGCTTGTACCCAAGACCGCAGGCGTCCCCACATCGGCTATCACCGATACCCCTGGCGAGAAGATCTATTACAACCCCGCTGGTGGTCAGCCCACCCAGGTCACACCAGCGGCGATGCCAGCCTATGTTTTCGACAACATCGTTCGTCTTCAGAGCGAGATCGGAGACGTGGCAGGCGTCCACTCAGTCACCCTGGGCAAGCGCGCGGTGGGCGTTACGAGCGGCAAGGCGATGCAGGTCCTTTCCAGCAACGACACGTCGCAGCTCCAGGGAACACAGGACAATATCGAGCGCGGTGTAAAGCATATGGCAGAGTGCGTTCTCTACCTTATGAGAGAGCATTACACTGAGGAGCGCATGGTCAGGATGCTGGATAATTCGGGGAGGGTCGCGTTTGAGAGCATCCAATCGACCGACTTGGTGGACATGCCAGAGATCTTCATGGAGGCCGGCTCCCTATTCCGGAACGAGGCGCAGGACCGTGACGCTAAGGTCATGGAGCTCCTCCAGCTTGGCCTCATAGATCCACAGACGGCGCTCCAAGAACTCTCGTTCCGGACGGGTCACGCTTTCGCAACCGACAAGACAAGGGCGCTCGCACACGCGAGAGATATGCTCGAGGCCATGTCGTCTGGTGCGGAAATAGAGATATTCATGAACGACGACCTGGATGCGTTCAAGCGCGTCTTGACTGACTTCATGCAATCAACCGACTACTACCGCCTTTCAGATGAGCGGCAGAACTACATCCGAGATGTCCTCGTGTCCCTGGCGGCTGCCGGCCAGCCCGACGAGGCGTATCAGGAGATGCTCATGCGTCAGCGCGTGTGGCCGCGTCCGCAGACCGACCCGCAAATTGGGAACGTGCTGGCGCTCACTTCGCCGGCTGGGCAAGGACAGGCCATCGAGGAGATGGCGGCTGGGGAACAGAGGCGCGGCACCATCGCAGCCGCTGAGCGCGACATGACCAAGGGCGCCGAGGCCCTGGTGACCCCGGCCCAGAGAATGGCGGCACCAGGATGAACGTCACACAGGTATACCGTCTCTACCGCGCTTACATGGACGAGCCAGACCAGACGTTCATCTCGGACGCCGACGCCGAGTCGTTCCTGGCCCAGGGCTACGAGGAGTTCAGGTCCAGGGTCTACAGCCTCGACTCGTCCATATACGCCATAGAGCAGGACATCGTCGTCTCTGGCCCAACATACAACCTAGAGACAGGCACAGTGAAGATCCTGGGCCCAGAGGCCGCGCTTACCGCGCCGCGAATGCTCAATATGGTGAGCATCTATCAGATCAGCGGAACAACGAGCGTCCCAACCGGGGAGCTTCTGTCTGTGGGAACCCCGGCAGCCCTGGCCGCCTCCTCCTCCCTGGTCTACTACTTCCGAGGGAACACGCTCAATTTCCCATGGTCTGTTAGCCAGACGCTACGCATGCTCTACATCCCTGGCTATCGCCCTGCGGATGCCGGCTACGTCGATTGGACTCTCCACGCCGTTGCCGACACAGAGCATATCGACGACATGACCCAGTTTCATGACTTGATAGCGCTGCTTGCCTACAAGCAGTACGCGATTCTGGACAACGCGATCAACCAGCCGCTGTACGCGCAACTCGAGACGCGCCTTTTGGACCTCAGAACCTACATCGAGCAGCGCAACTTTGGTGGACCGCAGTACGTCGGGCAAGTCTCTGGCGGATACGGGTACTACTAATGGCTGTGGGGGGTACGGAGGTAGAGGTCCTCCGTAATGGCGTCCTCGCGTCGAGCCCCTCAAGGGGTTCCTTCGCGCTCAACATGCTAAAGCGCCAGGGGGCCTGGGAGGTCAGGAACGGCTTCGGCGAGGTGATGCAGGCAGACACCACCATGTCCAACAACATCACCGCTACGCAGGAGGGTGCGCGCGTAGGCGTGATGTGGGGGCACATGATGCCTCTTGGTAGCCATTACATGGTTACCGACTTCGGCCACGAGCAGATCGTGAGCGTTTGCACAGCCATCGTTAACACCTCAAACGACACAAAGGGCGCCACCCAGAGTTCGGGGATAATCGGAAACCAGTTCGGGTCGAACAACCTTGTAGCCACCGTCTACTCAGTGACCATCTACGACATAACGTCCAAGGAGGTCTGGGAAGAGGTCCTCTATACCCACACCGCAGAGAACTACACTGAGCAGAACGCCGACCCGTCCCTCTCGAGCGACGAGTACAAGTTCACGCGCATCGACAAATGGCACGGCAACTACGAGACATCCGCCGACAACGACTATCAGGAATGGGTGCATGGGACCGAGGAGGCGTTCTACTTCAAGGAGTTCCAAGACATCCTGTACTTTGGCAATTCCGTCACCGGGGTCCTCGCCTACATACCGTGCGTCTTCCGTGGGAACCGGCGGAAGTTCGTCTCAGGGGTTCTGGACCACCAGAACAGCCTTCCGTATTCAGAGTCGTCGCTCCTCGTCAAAGCGTTCCCGAGCAAGGGGCTCTTCTCCGAGGCTTTCACCTACCTGCTTCCTGCCGAGCTCCCAAACCCCACACACATCACCGTCTCCAACCAGCGGATGGTGTACGTCTCTGGGAACCTCGTATACATCTCCGACCGTCGCCGACCGACCAACATCATCGCGGACAACTTCTTCATCGTAGATACGGAGTCCGAGATTGTGGCTGTTGGCACCACCGGCAGCGGGATCGTCCTGCTGACTGAGAACGAGGTGTGGCTGTACCGGATGCCCGACAATTCGGACATCGTGTCTGGCGGCCTCTTGCGCCGCCTCTCGGATAACATCGGGTGCGCGAGCGCGAGCGCCATCGCCAACGTCGGGGAGAGCCTTCTTTGGGTAGACAGGAACGGGGTTTACACCCTTGGACCGACCTTTCAGCTCAACAAGATCTCGGAGCCCATTGACCCGTTCTTCACCGACTACATATCCAACCCGGTAACCTCGTACTACACGCAGGCCGGGTTCACCGACCTGGCTAGCGAGCAGCCGCGCTCGAGGTACAGCTTCGAGGGGGCGACCCTCGCCTCGATGCCCTCCCCGCTTATCGGCGTTTGCTATGCCGACCACCTGGGCGCCGTGTTCATCACCGTGCCGGCACAGGGCATCTCGCTCTGCTACGCCGAGAACGAGTGGTCGGTGTGGTCCTACGAGTCGAACGTCTACACCTCTGGAGGCAACAGCTTTCCAGGCATCACGCAGGACTCCGACAACCCCATGGGCTTCATCGTGATGCCCTGGCTCGTGGCTAGCAAGACGGACCTATTCCTCATCGGGGGCATGGACCGTCAGACGCTGACCGACCAGATCAAGGTGGGCGGCGGCGTCCCAACCCTGGACGACAACACCTCCTCGAGGAGCTTCTACCTCCTTCGCTACGGGCGCGGAGGCGCGATTGACCGCAGCCTGGGCAGCCCAGACTACCGGGAGGACCGGCGCGTCCTCACAGGCAAGTACAAGCGGTGGGTGTCCACGGCCAATGACGGCATCATCTATGTGGACGAGTGGCAGAAGATGCCCATCGGCTACGCGCTCGGTGGGGGGCAGACCCCGTCCACACAGTCCCAGCCGATCTACCTGCTTCCAATATCCCTGTTTGTTCCAGACGACGCGGCTAGCTTCGCCAACGGAATCGACGTGCTCACATGCTATATCGCCTTCGACAACAACAAGTGGGAGCCAGTCTTCAGGGCCGCAGCGGGGGCCACTATCGACTTTTTGCTTCCGCCAGAAAGGGCGCCCTCTATTGGTGGGTATACGGCCGGCGCCGGGAAGGTCGAGTGCTGGGACGCCACGCCGGCAGCAAACAGAGCCGGCAACATACTGGTGATTGAGTGGGACACCGCCGCAGCCGCCGGCTACAAGCACGCGGGTTTCATGAACGTGACCATGGGCAAGAAGAATCCCATGATCTACATCCCCATGCGCCAGAAGGGCTCACACATCTCGGATAACCAGACGAGCGGCATGGGGCTTACTCCATACAGCGTCAGCGCAATCCACGACTCCACTCGCGCGCCCCCCGCACAGCCCGTCAACTTCTACATCTGGGAGCAGTGGACCAACCCCAACCCACGCGACTACCACGACGTGGCGCAGCCGGTGGACTGGGCGTATCGCACCGCTAACGTAGGGGACGGCAAAGAGGGCATCAAGGCGCGAGGCCTGTGGGCCCGGATGCTCTCTCACGGAGCCGCCACCACCTCCGAGTACCTCAACACCAACTGGATGTATGGGCTGTTCAACATCGCCGTTGGCAGCGAGTGGAAGGACTGGATCGCGCAGATCGTGGACTACACGGGGGACACTCCAGCCCTAAAGGAGCGCATCTCCAAGGGGACCATCCGCACACGCTTTAAGTCGTCAGCGGGGGCTCTCAGCGACGTGACCTTCGACAATAGCGAGCTGAAGTGGGGGAATATCGGCAACAGCGCAATCGGCAACTGCCTGATCGGTGACGAGGAGGTCAACACCATGGCTACCTCCCTGTCGGTCAAGGGCAGGCAGTTCGCGTACCTCCTGTTTGGGCACATCCAGAACCGCGCCCAGAAGATTAGGCTCGAGTCGGTGAGCGCTCTGATCCGAATCATCGGTGGCCGTCGCCGAAGGGGTAGATAGTGGGGAGGGTTCCTGAGCTCATAATCCCTGGGGTATCGCTTCCCGAGCAGGACAACACCGAGGCCAGGGCCGAGTACTTCTCCCTGCTCGACGCGTTGGCGCCTGTGGTACCGGGCACTGCGATCGAGGAGGACCGCATCGTTAGCAACAGGTTCGGCCTTTTGCCTGGGATGTTTGGCGGCTTTACCACCAAGAGGCAAGACACGAGGGTTGGCGGGATAGGCGCAGCTCCTGTGGTTGGCAAGCACGTTCGGGTGACCTCCGACGCATTCTTCTACGACATGGAGTTCTCGAGCACTGACGACTACAAGAAGGCGCTCGTCACCGTGGGCTTTTCGGACAACCCCGTGGCGGTCTTCCACGGCTGCCTGTTTACGAAGCTCATAAGTTCGTCGCCCACCTTTGTGGAGCTGCAGACGAGCGCCAAGGCGATCTTCGTTGGCTGTGTGTTTCGGGGCGCTCCTGGCGCCGCTGGCAACGTCATCGCAAACCCAAACGCAATTACGGATGTCTACCTAGTTGGGTGCTACAACAAGACCGGAAAGCCCATAGGGAACGTGACACCGGTTGGGAGCTTCGTATGACGTGGCACACACACCCAAGAGATAGCACCGACGAGCAGTTCGCAGACGGCACCACGGTCGACGGGCTGCGAATCGACCGGGCCATGGATGAGATGGTGCGCCATTACGACTCCATCCCGAGCGGTGACCTCGCGATGCGGTTCACCAAGAGCCTGTACGTCTTCGGATGGAGCCCAGGCACCGCCGCTGCAGCGGCGGCTGGACGCCTTCTGCACCCCTTCCCGTTCTTGCCGTCTATTAACTACTCCGTCCAGGTGGCCGCCACCTCTGGCGACCCGCAGGCCTTCGACAATCCGTTCCGCACCAAGGGCACCGACATCCCAGGCCTGACGGTGCTCAACAACGGGAACCCTCTCTTTGTGCTGCAGTACACATGGAGCACCGGCTTCTACTTCTACCGCCCCGTGGTGGTCACTGACATCGACCTGTTCTTCCACACCGACGGCGCGGGCGCGGCAGGGGGGGAGCCGTTCGTAAACACGTTCCAGTACGGGGCTGGCGCTCCTGGTGGGTATGCGGCAGGGGATACCGTCGAGGACATCGGCCTGGTCCTTCACACGGACTCCAGGTTCGGCCCAGAGGATCGCCGGCTCAACGATGTGGATGTAACGAGGCATAGGTTCAAGGCCGACCTTGAAATCCTCTCACAGCGCACGCAGTCCGCTCCCACCGCCGACATGTTACCTGGGCCATACCCTGGTGGGAGCGGTGGCAGCTCAGAGTTGAGCGGGGTTTGGGTGCGCGCCCACAACATCAACGTCCCCATTCACCAGAAGGCACGGACGCGCCTCGATGTCGTAATCCCAAAGTACGGCGTGCGGACCGCCTCTAGCTGGGGCGACTTCCCGTGGCTTAGCCAGTACTACACTCTCTCCCTGACCGTCCTCGAGGAGATTGAGCAGTGAGGATCACACGCAAGCGACTTGCGCGCGGAACCAAGATCGTTCCAGAGCATGTATTCGAGCCTCTCAAGGCGATGGCTGACGACTTCAGCTCTCGCAACGTCACCCAGGATCAGCTAGCACAGGGGTCAGGCACCTTCAGGGTGAACCTCTCCATCCCCTACATTGCGACTGACTTCGTCACTCCTGCTGGCGACATTCGCCCCTACTCTGTTCCGTTTTGCCTCCCACCGCTTCAGGACTTCTTCAATTTCGAGGAAGACCTGAACAACGTCCTGCGCCCAGGGATTGGCCCCGACACGCCGTCGCTGGTCCTAGATGAGGTGAGCGTGTCCTTTGACCAGCGCGCAGAGGGCTGCGCCATCGCTGACCAGTTCCACGGTGCCGCTAGGGCTGCCTCTGGCAACTCCGTAGATGCGGCGAAGATGGACTTCGACAATGCGCCACGTCTCAGTCTCAGGGTGCTCATAGAGGAGAAGGAGCAGACCTACTTCAACCCGTTGAGCATCGCTGCTGGTGGACTGCCACAGCCGACGCTCCCGGTTGGGGACGAGATAGACATCATGTCTGCCTCTCGCGTGATCGTCGCGGTGGACCTTAGCAGCGAGCTCCTAGTGGGGACGGGAGGGGTGGACAAGCTCAACCCGTTCATCACGACGGAGATTAACAAGGCGATAAACCCCTATCGGACCTACATAATGACGCTCGAGTGCGCCGGCCTCGCTGACGGGAACAACCCGTCGGATGAGGGGCTGGCTCTCGTGAACATCCTTGTGTCGATGAGGTTTCGTCACCCGCTCGTCCTGCCAGACACGGACAATAACCCGACAGAGCTGAACCCCGGCGTCCTCACCCTCACCACCCAGAACCTACCGACCAAGGAGAGCGGGACCGCCTCTGGGCCATCCATATCTGTCCCGGCGCCAGCGACGTTGTATGACACGACTATCCTGGCCGATGGCTCCAACGGTATCGCCTACAACATGGGCATTATTGACGAGGAGTTCGGTCAGGGGTTGCGTGGCGGATACGACCGAAACTCTGAGCTTTTCCCCACCGAGCACTTAAGGGACAACTCCTGCTACGAGGTCATAGCAGTCCCCATGATGCAGAACCGCAGAGCCGGTGGGATCATCGCTGACACGGTAGCCGCAGAGCCGTACATGACGGCTCCCCCCGCAGCGGGTGATGTCATTGCCGATCGCCGCATCATCCCGGTCCACTACCCGCTCTCGATTCACCACGTCATCCTTGCGTGGAACTGGTCGAGGTGGGTTCCCGGCAACGACCCAGGAGCGCTCGCCACCACGCACGTTCCCGCTAGCACGACGTTCAAGTGCCAGGTCGGGGTGGGTATTGGCACCGGGCTCTCATCGGACGACTACACATACACACAGGTGGCGTATCACGAGATGCTCTCGCCACGGCAGGGTCGCATCAGCGCCGCGCTGAACCCGCTGTGGGAGTCCAGAATCATCGACCACGTCAAGACGCAGTACCTGTCTCCCGGCAGGGGCTCCACGAGCGCGCAGTCATGGGACTGGGAGCTACACTCTATCCCAATCAACTTCACAGGCCTCGTCGGTGGCCTTATCAGCTCCGGGGGTGGTGCCGGATACATGTTTAATTACAGGGACCAGACCACCGCAGCCAATGTACAGCACGACATCATAGGCGGCGACCCGTTCTTTGTCGGCACGGCATGGAAGGGCCCGGTGGGCACAACCACCGCAAGCAGGAGCAACGTGAACAATGCCGGCTTTCCGGTGGTGGGCGTAGCGGGAGCTCCAGCGACCGGTGGCGCAGAGCAGTTCCTCGAGGTGCGTATGGGCCTCTCGGATGCGGGTGTCCTTGACGTTGCTGGTGCCGGCACCGCTGGTGAGATCTACACAGGATATGGTGGGCACATGGTGTACCTTATCTGCAAGAAAAGCCTGGTATAGGAGTAGAAGATGGGGATATTCGGAGCAATTGCTGGTGGTGTCACCACGGTCAAATCTGCGACCGAGGAGGCCAAGACGAAGGGCAAACAACTCAAAGAGGTCGGGGAAGGAACCATCGACGTAACTTCTGAGGACTCCCTGCTCGCTGCCGCCCAGTACACGCCGCTGACCGCTGCCGCTACCTCTAGGGCCCTGGGCCTGTCTGCGGCAAGCGAGGCCACTCAGGCCGCATACGACCGCATAGCGGCCCTGCAGAGCGCAGGCGCGCTGCAGAAGCTCGGTCTTCGCCAGCAAGTGGCGCGCGCGATCTCAGGCTCTCTCGGAGGCGCGGGGGGTGGCCCTACGGGTGGCGCAATGGCGGCCCAGGGACGCCAAGCGGCCATCGGGGCGCAGGGAGCTGTGGCGCAGTTCGAGGCGCAGATGGCGAAGGACGTGAACGAGGCTCGCCAGAAGGCAGCGATGATGAAGCTCGACGAGGCTGTATTCCAAAGCGAGGCCGGGGACTTTGTGTCAGATCGCGGCGCCACCATGCAGTATTACCAGGGTGAGATTAGCGCCATGAATGCAGAAGACCGGAGCCAAAAGGAGATCAACGCGCAGATCGATACGTGGATCGCGGTTGAAGAAGCAGCCTTGCTTGCGGGAACGGGAGACAAACTCACCCTTGAGTTCCTCAAGGGCCAAAAGGCAGCCGGTGGTTCTGGAACAGGTGGCATCTTCGGTGAGGCCTGGTCGGTCACGGTGTAGGGAGGACAGTATGGCCCGAATAAAACCAGGGACGATCCAGTTCATGCCGGCGATTGCGCGCTTGCAATCGCGCACACCCAAGGGGAAACGGACGCGCAGAGATCCAGACAGGACAGCGCAGGAGCTGATGGAGTGGCTCTCTGTAGCCAACGCCCTCGTCGGCGAGAAGGGGCTCATCACAGGAAAGGGGCTCTTCGGGTCGCTCGTGAGCAACATTGCGCGCAAGCAACGAGAGCAAGAGCTGCAGCAGCTACTGACCAGGGCGGCCGTTACCGCTGCGGCAGAGGGCACGGAGATGGTCCCTGGCACCCAGTTGGCACCACCACCCGGAGCTCCTGCCCCACAGGCGGCCACACCAGCGGGGATAACCCAAGCCCAGTACGACGCGCTAGAGGCGACTCGCCAAGAAGCCGGTGGCTTTCTCCAGAGGCAGGCATGGGAGGGGCTGGAGTCGGCACCGTTTATCACACAGGCGCAGACAGCGCTTGGTGCGCCCGGTGCATACGGGGGGGATGCTGCGGCTCAGCTAGGTACGATGATTGGCCCTGCAGCGGCGGCTCCTGGTGCGGCGGGTCCTGGTGCGGCACCGCCTGTCGCGCCCGTGCAGCCTGCCGCTGCGGCACCCGCTCCTGCCCCGATCTACACGCTAAAGGACGCCTACGCGCTCGCGGCTAGCGGGGATCCGGCGAAGTTCCAGCAAGCCCTCGCGGCGGTGGACACCATCGTCTCGACGGATCCATCCCTCACCGGGGACAGCCTCCTCGAGTCCATGGGGCTTGGCCGAGCCAACAAGGCAGCCCAGGTGCGTAAGCAGCTCACCGATGTCTTCATGGGCATGGCGCAGGCAACCGAGCGAAGCTCGTACAGGGGGATGCAGAAGAACCTCATGCAGGCGAGGATCGACAGGCTCAACCTAAACAAGAAAACCGTTTCCGCGAACAGAAGGAGCGGAAAGTACAGGAACAAGGGCTATGAGCCGGATGTCGAGGCCCTCCTCGAGACAATGCTCCCCAATGACAACCGGACTTGGTGGGAGGAGGACGACGAGGGCAACAAGGTAAACAAGCTGCGCCAACTAAAAGCGCTGAGCCCCAAGGCCTGGGTAGATTTCAAGGCTGACGTGGCGCTCTTCAAGGCGGGAACGCAGGTCGTGAAGGCTGAAGAGGCGGAGGAAGAGATGATGCAGGCCGTCACTGAGGATGTCAGCGCGGCCAGAGCGTTCATGAAGAGGGCGAAGGATCTGCACTGGGAGGCACTAAACGCTCTCAACGATAGCGACGTGTCGGCCCATTTCATCACAAACGAGGAAATCCCTGCACTGCAAACTAAGCTTGCGGTGTTGGAGGGTAGACGCGGCACGAGGCCGGGTAAGGGCCTGATAGCTAGGATCAAAAGCCTGCAAACCAAAATAACCAAACTGGAGAAGAAGGCGCAAAGGCTTATCGACAAAGGCGTAAGAGAGCACGCCCGTCTTATGGGCCAAAAGGCAACCGTATTTAACAAGGCGATCGGCCTCTGGGCCAACGTGCCCCAGTCAATGGAAGAAGAATAATAGATGCCAACCCTTCAGGCATATCTGGATTCCCTTGGCGAGTCTGGTGTTGGTGAAGACGAGCAGTTGCGCCGCGTGTTGGCCGCCACTGGCATAGACCTCGACGACCCTGAGATGTCCCTCACCGGGCAGGAGTGGATAGACGAGGGTGACATAGCCAGGGTCGAGGGTGAGGCTGCGGCGCAGGCTGAAGCGGCTGCAGCCCAGCGCTTGCAAGTCCATCGCCCACAGGTCTCGGTGTCCCCCCCGGCTGACGCCCCTCCTGTGCCCACCGTGATGGACCAGCCGCCACCGGCCCCTCCAGCCCCCCCGGCGGCGCAGCCCGGCTCCCTATTCCGGTCCACCTTCAGCTCCGCCCGCCGCGCACGCGCAGAGAGGTTCGCTGACTTCACGCAGGACACCCGGCGGATCCCCAGCGCGTCGGAGAAGCTAGCGATCGACGAGGCCCGCGAACTAGACGAAGAGAGGCAGGCAGAGGAGGAGCCGCTGCCCTGGGTCCTGCGCGGGGTAACGCGCCTGCTCGCCAGCACACCCACCTTCATCGGAGGGGCCGTCGCGGGCCCCTTCGAGGACGTGATGAACCTCATGGATTCCGCGAGGCAGGCAGAGGGGCTGCGTGTCCACAGGCTGGCGGAAGAGGCGCGCTTCTTGGGCAAGACGGAGTTCGTCTACCAGCCAACCACAGTCCTTCAGACCTTCGACCAGGAAGGGAACCCGGTTGTGTCCAACCCCGTTGCCCTGCGTGTGGATGACGTGCTGCTCTCCGACGAGGAGATCGATGTCATACACGATGAGACCAGCGAGGTAGAGACCCTGTTTGGGGATGCCTACGAGCACTACCACCAGGAGTTGAAGCGGCGCCTGTCTGACGACCCAGACTTCTTCAGCCTAAAGACCGCTGACATCAACCGGGAGGCGCTCGGAACCCTGATCAACCAGTTCACCCAACTGATCCTCGAGCTTGGCGGCGTAACCGAGTCGGAAGAGGAGCGGAAGGCAAAGTCATTCACTGAGCTCATAGCCATCACAGCCAAGCTGAAGTACGGAATGGGCAAGCATATGGGTCCAGGGATGCTTGCGGCCATCGCGTACCACATCCGCCACCCCATCACCTCTATGCAGGCAGACGCGCCGCTCATGATCCTCGACTTCATGATCATCGCGGCAGCCATTAAGGCCGCAGTCAGAGCGGGATCGGTCAGGCTGGGCCCAGACGGCATGCGAATCCTCGACCAGATGGGCGAAATGGGCGAGCGCGTTCAAGCCATGCTGGACACCAGCGGCGCAGCGGAGAGGTACCAGCGGGCCAGGGCGTCCCTTGCCGACCCGTCTGCCATGGTGGAGAAGCGAGGAACAGAGGGGTACAACGCGGCAGTGCGCCACGGAGAGATCCAGGGCAGGGCTGTCGAGAACGCCTTTAAGCAGCTTGGCCGCGAGAAGGGACTCGTGGTGGACGCCGAGGGGCGCCCCATCCGCAAAGCAGTAGAGCTGGACGAGCTTGGGCTCACCGAGGTAGAGCGCGCAAGATACGAGGAGATTGGGGCCAAGGTGCAGTACGAGGGACACGAGCCTCCCATTGTCGGCGCCCTAGCGGAGTACGGCGAGCACCCCCCTGTCGTTCCGCCTAAGCCAACGGCGCGC